CTGCGCTCTGATATGATACTTGTATTTTGCCAAGATGGTTGGGAACGCTCAGACGGGGTTAAAAAAGAAGTCCTTTTTGCCAAACAAAATAATATTCCGGTATTTTATATAGACAAAGAACTTAGATTATTGGAGGTTTAATGGATTTTACGGATGTTCAGAATCAATATAAAGAAGTGTTGAAACATCTATCAGAATTAACCAAAAAACCGATTGAAGAAATAGAAGCCGAACTCAATAATACCAAAGACCTTGAAGAACTTTTAACCAAAGCCGCTGAAATGTTTGAGGATTAAATATGTCCATAGGATTTGGAATCCTGAAATCTGTTGTAACCACCGGGGCACCTTTCTCAGACATCCTTGAAGCGGGGCTGGACGATACATATTTCGAGGGGGCTGAGAAGGAAGCCTATCAATTTATAAAAACTTTCCGGTACAAGCATAACAAGTACCCTGAAATAAAGACTGTTGAAGTGGAGGTCGCCGGTTCCAGGTTTAGAGATTTGCCCACAGAGCCGGTGGACTATTGGGCTGCATTGCTCAGGGAGCGCAAACAATATTGGATTTTAACAAAAGCCGACCGCGAGTTCTCCGAGTGCATAAAAAATAATGATGTAAAGACCGGAATTGCCAAATTAAAGCAGTACCACGAAGAAATATTACTCACCGATCAGGCGTTTTCGCTAAAAAACTTGGCAGATGTTCAGGCTGAGGTGCTGGATAACCATGATAAAGTACAATGCACCCCCGGCATATCTGGTATTCCGTATGGGTTTAAAAACCTTGACCAGCTTACTTACGGCCAGCAGGAAGGGGATTTTAATGTATTAATCGGCCAAACGGGGGTGTGTAAATCCTATTTTTCCTTGTTTACTGCCCTGCATGGGTATTCCGAGGGCTACAATATTATATTTATCAGCCCAGAAATGCCAGAAACACAAATTGCCAGAAGATTATTGGCAATGCAGATGCAATGGCGGGACGCAGACATAAGGAAGGGTAAACTTTCTTACTTTGCAGTGAAAAAAGCAAGGCAAAAAATAAAAGAACCCATATCCATAGAAGGGGAACTTCAGGACAATTATTTCAAGATACTGCCCAGCGGCCTGTATTCGGACGTAAATGCCATAACTGCTGTATGCTCTGAATATAAACCGGATTTATTGGTGGTGGATGGGTTCTACCTTTTAAAAAACAGGAATATCCGCTCAAACAGTTCGTGGGCCGAGGACGAATCTGTAATATTTATTTTAAAAAACTTTGCCATCAAATCCAAAATCCCTATCCTTGCCAGCACCCAATACAACAGGCAAAAACCTGGTAAATTGGAGGGCGCGAGGGGTACACAATCTGTGGAACAAGTGGCAAGTAATTTCTTCAGCCTTGAATTTGAAAGCCCAGAAGACAGGGAAACAAATAAACCCATTCAATCCCGTATCCTGAAGACCAAGAAAAGCAGGGAGGGGGATACCATGAACATTAAATTTGAACTCGATTTTAACAAAACGACCATCAAAGAAATTGCTGTGCTATCCGGCTCCGCGATGTACGAAGAACCGGAATACATAGATGATGAGTTTATGGCTGAAATATAAATAATTAACATTTCTGTTAATCTACTGTACTTCAAGTACATCTTATGTTGATGAAACCAATTTCATTAACATCCCTCCAAGCCCCCATTTCGGGGGCTTTTTTATTTCTAACTATCTGTAATAATTAAAAAAAATTTGACAAAAATGTAAAAAATCCTTATCTTTCGCCCTGAAATCAACATATCAACATATCTTTATATCTCAATATGAGGATACCTTTATGCCACTCGTCGTACCAAACCCGGATTCCGAAAATCGCTCGGAATTTATTGAGAGATGTATGTCCGATCCCAAGATGACCGAAGAATTTGAAGATAATAAACAAAGAGCGGCAGTTTGCGCCAAACTTTGGGACGAACAAGATAAAACTGAAAACTTTGTAAAAATCGCCAAGGCCGACAAGGTACATAAAGTCGTAAAGGGGGTTGTTTACGAACCCCTCGACATAGATACGGACGGCGAAACCATGTCTGTAGATGATGTACGAAAAGCGGCTTGGGATTTTATATCTTCCGGCAAGCAGAGTAAAATTGACATACAACATGATTGGAAAGAAAGTGGATGCCATGTTGTTGAATCATATGTCGCAGAGGACGGCGACCCGCTGTTTCCCCCCCACAGTTGGGTAGTCGGCGTTAAATGTACGGACGAAATTTTTGAAAAAGTGTTGAAAGGAGAGCTTAACGGATTTTCTTTTGGCGGCTCAGTAAATAAGTTCGCCCAGCGCGTAATGCTTGAAGTGGCGAAGCAGGTTATCGGCGAAACTCAGGAAAATCTTGATAAAGGTGTGATCCCCCCCCACGCCCATAATTTTATCATCCTTTATAATAAGGACGGCAAAATAGAAAAGGGTTTGACGGATACCGTTTTTGACCACCAGCACACTATTTCCTATGGAACGGCCACAGATATGGAACTGGGTCATTCCCATAGAGTGGAGGCATAGGCTTATGGCGAAAGTTAAATCAATTATAACGGAAGGCGAAGTGACCTTTATGACAGACCCGACGATTGAATTCATCAGTTTGGTTGGTCACGCGGCGAATCGCCAGCCTTTCAAAGTGATTAAAGGCGAGATTAAAGGAGACAATGAGATGGCTAAACAGGCGATCTATAGCGTCCTGGTGGATAAGGGCGTCACGGAGGAAAAACTTCAGGAGATTGTGGAAACCCATAACATTTCAATCGAGGAGAAGGTAGAAGACCAACTTGAAGGCTATGATGTTTATAAACAGATTGCGGACGAGGAAGTTGATCTTGAAACCCGAAAAATGGCGAAGTTGGAAGACGGCGCTTTTGTAATCGTTGCCGACCTCAAAGAAGATTCTGAAAAAGACGGTATTGAAAAAGGCGAAATGGATTGGCAGACTATGGATAAGGTTGCCGATGCCCTTTTTTCTGCGGTGGATATTGTGCTTGGCACCATTCGTCAGCCGGAAGCAGATGGCAATTCCCGCAAGGAAATGATTCAATCGGCTATGGGTAATTTTACGAATTATGTAAATACTGTCCTTGATACGGTCAAGGCCGAAGAAGTTCTTGACGCTTATGAGATCAAAAGCGAAGTTGTGAAAGAATTTATATCTGTCGCAGAAAAAGAGGAAACCCCCCCCAATCCGATTGACTATGCGGCATTGATTGATATGGCAAAAGAGGAACTGCGTACCGAGTTTGAAGAGAAACTGGCCGGAGTTTCTGACCGATTTGACAAGACCAAGGAAGATTTGAATACCAGCCTGAACGAGCATCTTGAGATTTACCAGAAGAAAGAAGATGCTGAAAAGGAAATTTCCGAGGTCAAGGAAGATATTGAAACATTGAAAAATACGACCAAATCCCGCAACAGCGAGATTGATGAGGGAACGCCGGTCGTGAAGAAATCTGAAACCAGAAAGAACAACCAATTTATTACTTTTGTGTAGGAGGATAACAAATGACTGACTCTCGTAGGATAATTGAAAAGGCCGACCTTGCGGTTAGCCAGATGATCACGGACGGCGGATACCTGAATCCCGAACAGAGCGATACGTTCTACCGGACGCTGATTGACGCCCCGACGTTGCTGGGCAAAGTTCGCACCGTACAGATGAACAGCCCGAAAATGAATATTGACAAGATTGGCTTCGGCTCTCGTATTCTTCGTGCGGCCCCGAATAGCGGCACGGCTCTTGCGGCTGGTGATCGTTCCCGTCCGACTTTCGGACAGGTTGAACTCGATACGGAAGAAGTGATTGCAGAAGTGCATATTCCGTATGACGCTCTGGAAGATTCCATTGAGCGGGGCAACCTCCAGAGTACCATCATGCAGTTGATTGGCGCTCGGGCCAGCCTCGACCTTGAGGAACTTCTGGTTAATGGGGACACCACTTCTGGCGATCCTTACCTTGCTCTGTTTGACGGTGCTATTCAGTTGGCCGGTCACGCAGTTGATGGTTCCGCATTTACCGCCATTGACAAGGATGTGTTCAAGGCCGCATTGCAGGAAATGCCGACCCAGTACCTTCGGAACCTGAACGTCATGGAATTTATGCTTTCTTGGCATAACGTGATTGAGTATCGGGATTCGCTGGCAGAGAGGGAAACCGGAAAGGGCGATGATTTCTACCTGAACCGGCCGGCAGTTTACGGTTTTGGTGTGCCTATCGTACCTGCGGCTCTAATGCCGAATAGTGATATGCTGTTCTCTTTCCCGAAGAACTTTATCCTCGGCGTACAGAGAAATGTTATGATCGAAACTGACAGGGACATCCGTGCCCGTAACCTGGTTGTGGTTTTGACCATGCGGGTTGCCATCCAGGTGGAAGAGTCCGATGCCGTTGTCAGGGTTGAGAATATAGCCGTTTAAATTTGATGCCCCCCTTAACCGGGGGGCTAATCCTGATCAGGAGGAAAAAAGATGAAGAATTATTCAGAACAGATTAAAGTTGCGGCGGTCGACAGTACGGCTTTTGCACCGGCTACCCAAAATACCGTGTTGAGCGGTGACACTGATGTGAAAATCGAGAAGTCCAAGGTTGTGGATACTTCCGGCAATTCCTCGGGCGCTTTCAGTGACCTGTCTGCCGGGGATGTGATCTACATGACCGGCTGGGACCAGCCGGAAAACAATGGTATTTTTACCGTTGTTGGTACGGAAGATGACGATAAGAAACTTATACTGGA